TCTCTCAGGGGGACCTTTTCGGCGGCCTTCTTCTTCTGCCCACCTTCCCTGTTTACCTGAAGGCTGGTCTGGATGCCTAGGCCCTTCATCAGCTCCCGGCTGCGGGAGTCCGACAGCTCCAGGACTTGGTAGCCTTTGTACTTGGCTTGGACGTCATTTTCAAGGCCATCGTTCAGCACCACCTTGCTTACGTTTATGATACGGTTCAGGCTGCGCCTCCACTGAGTTTGGGTTTTCTTGGAGAGCATCCAGGGATAGACTCCGACCCAAACCTCCCATATATCGCGTTGCTGGATAACTGCTCTGAGGATTTCGTCCGCAACCTTGCTTGCGCGGCTCCTGGCCAGAATCTGCCTGACCGCGCGCTCCACCGCATCCCGGTCTACGACCTCCCTATCGCGGTTCCCGATGTCCCCTACCATTTCCTCCTCCAGGTGGTAGCTAAACAGGGCATTCGGGATGGTTCCTACCCTGGCTCCGTTGACATAGATATGGCCACCGGGCCAGCTTATTCGGTCCTTTTCGACCCAGGTAAATTCGTTGTTGGGGGAGTGGGTGATGAAGTGCAGGAAGTAGCTTTTCCCGGCTTCCAATTCCTTCTTACTACACGCAAACTTGATTGTGGTTCCCTTGTGACCACTCCCTTTGGGGAGGTGTTTGATGTTGAGCACCATTATATCCGTCTGGTAGTTTTCGTCAAATCTGATCTCAGGGCTAATAATCATCCCCCTCGTCCAGATTTCGACCTGCCGCCCCTCCCTGGCCATAACTAGTAGGGCCAGCTTTAAGCCTTCGCCGTACTTCCCGATGGTCTTGGAGCCTTTTTCGCTTACCCCTAGGGCGAGGTGCTTTAACTCCAGTCCTGGGCCGTTATCCTTGGCGATTCCCATTCCATCTTTCCACTCCACCTTCCCCTTACAGTTGAATTCCTTGCGGCTGTCCAGGTAGTTTTGAAGAATTTCCCGGACGGCCTTTTCCACTGTCCAGCCTTTCACATACTCAGGGCTGATTCCGGTTTTGAGGGTTTTCTTTGTCCTTTCTACCCCTTTTGGATTGAATACTTCAAACATCTTATTTCCCTCCTCTGGATTGAAATGCCGATAAAAATAGACGCCGACTTCGGCCTTTTTTAAGGATTGCCGGGGGTCATGGCCACCGGTCCCCCTCCAATTATATTATAATAAATAATAATAAGAAGGTCAAGTCCTTTTCCTAAAAAAATTATGGATTTTTCGAAAAAATCTCTATGTCAAGGCCTTTCCTCCGAGAAAAAGGGTTGACTACTTGGCCGGGTCTACTTATAATTAAGATTAGAGAAAAAAAATATTCACCAATATTCGCCGTGGCTGTGTAGTCCCATCCGGCCACTGGAGGAGGGATCTTATTGTCGTTATCAGGGTATACAACCCCCTTTGATATTCGGCAGCACCGAGAAAAAAAGCGTACCCGGGCCAAACTTCGTAAGCAGGCTTGGCTCCGCCGAAGAAACCACTTCGACATCTTGGACCTGACCCCATACAATGCAGTGAACCAAATCATCAGCCGGGGGAAGGCTGATATCACCTACCGGTAAGCTATTACCTCAAGGGACCAAATCACGGTTCCTTTTTTGATGTTTAAATCCTGATCCCGGGCTGAAAACCGGAAAGAGAGGTGAGCATAGATGAGCCAGGCAAAAATAAGAAGAACCAGACCACCTGCACCACCTTCCTACGATGATACCAGCAGGCATAAAGGCAAGGCCCGGGTGGATTATTATGGCATTACCCTATCCGTACTACAGAAGAGATTTGTGGAGGAGTACCTAATCGACCTGAACGGCAAGGCTGCTGCTATTAGGGCGGGTTATAGTCCTAAGAAGGCCGATGCGCAGGCCTCACAATTACTAGGTAATCCCCGAGTTAAGTTGGCGGTCGAGAGGGCTATGGCGGAAAGGTCCCGGCGTACGGGGATTTCTGCGGATCGGGTACTAAGAGAGTTGGCCAAGATAGCCTTCATAAATCCAAAGAAGGCGTTTGACTTCAACTCCGCCACGGTTCGGAAGGAAATCGATGATGATGACGCTGCCGCCATCCAGGCTGTCCGGGTCAGGAAAATCCCAACCCAGGAGGGCCGCCTGGTGGAGCGGGAGGTTAAGGCGTATGATAAAATCAGGGCGTTGGAATTGATAGGCAAACACCTAGGCATATTCTCCGACAAGCTCAACATCCACGCTGAGGGTATTGTCAGGATTGTGGATGATATAGGGGATGAGGGATCGGATGCCGACAGTTAAGCTGACAGAGGTCATTGCCCCGAACTTCTACGAGGTGCATCAGGAGTTCAAACAAGAAAAGTTTACGGAGTACTGGTTGAAGGGTGGTCGGGGTAGCACCAAATCCACCTTTGCCAGTGTAGAGATTCTGCTGGGACTAATCAGGGATAAGGACGCCAACGCCGTGATCCTGCGTCGGTATCAGAATGAATTGCGGGATACGGTATTCGGTCAATTCCAATGGACCATCGCAAAGCTGGGGCTAGGTCATGTTTTCTATTCCCAGGTTAGTCCGATGCAGATAGTCTATATCCCCACAGGCCAGCGGATAGTTTTTCGTGGGGCGGATAATCCAAAAAAGTTGAAATCAATTAACCTTGGCAAAGGCTACATCAAATACGCCTGGTTCGAGGAAGTGGATCAATTTGCCAACATGGGGGAGATTCGGAACATCCTCCAATCCCTGTTCCGGGGTGGGGATGAAAAGCGGATAGTGATTTTTTCATACAACCCACCAAGGTCATCCCGCAGCTGGGTGAACCAGGAGGTTAAAATTCCGAAGAAAGGTCGCCGAGTTCACCACTCCACCTACCTGGAGGTGCCGTCGGAGTGGCTGGGAAAGGATTTCTTGACTGAAGCAGAGCATCTGGGGAGGATCAATGAGATAACCTACAGGCATGAATATTTGGGGGAAGAAACGGGGACCGGCCTGGAAGTATTCACAAATGTGGAGCTACGAACCATCACTGATCAGGAAATCGCCCGGTTTGATAAGCTATATCAGGGTCTTGACTTTGGCTATGCTATCAGCCCGCTGGCCTTCGAGCGGATGCACTTCGACTCCACCCGCAGAAGGCTGTATATATTCGCCGAGGTAGCGGGATTGAACCTTTTTAACAATGTTTTTTGGATGAAGGCGAAGAAATACAATAACGTGCTTACCATTGCCGATTCCGAAGACCCGAAAAGTATCGGGGAGTTGCGGAGCTTTGGCATGAATATTCGGGGGGCAAAGAAGGGTCCGGGGAGCGTGGAGTTCGGAATCAAGTTTCTCCAAGGGTTGGAGAAAATCATAATCGACCCAGAGCGTTGTCCGCTGTCTGCTAGGGAGTTTATAAACTACACTCTGGAGGTGGACAAGCTAGGGAACGTCAAAGATAAGTTCCCCGACAAGGATAACCATAGCATTGACGCTATCAGGTACGCTCTGGAGGATGCTATGGCTGGGGTGAATACCATCGGTATTGAGGTGTTGAGGGGGGCGAAGGTATATGGCTAGGAGAACCAAGAAACCTGGCTGGCTGAAACAGGCTATTGGAGAGATATCAAAGCTAAGGCAGAGTATGTTCGGGAGATTCGGCGGGGTCCTTTATGGGGGCTTTTCTGGGCAAGGGAGCGCGCCGTATGTCTTGAGCAGCAACAAGGTAAATTATGAGCTGTCCCGTCAACTGTATCACAATACCCATGATGGCTACAAGCTGGGAGCCGGATTCGCGAAGCCCGTGGTCAATACCCTGGCCGGTTTTATGGGGGTGCCTCATTTTCGGTGTAAGGATGAGGAGGCCCAGGAGATCCTTGATGAATGCATTTGTCGATGGACAAGCCGGATGCAAAGGACCCATCAGTTGGGGCTACGTGATGGGGACTGCTTCGTCATGCTGGTAAACTTAGAAAGTAGCTCTCCCCTCTACCCGGATGAAGACCACCGGATAGACTACCTCCTCATCCCTCCCGAGCAAGTGGTGGACATTGAAGTAGACCCATTTTTAAGAAACCCCATTTCCTACACCTTGAAGGGGAAGGTGACGTGGGATGAAGGCTTACGGGAGTATACAGTCACGCAGATAATCACCGCTAAGGATATTACTATTGAGTTGGAAGGGGATATCCCTCCCGAACTACCGCTTGGCCTGGAGCCGGGGACTACCCCCAATAAGTGGGGGTTCATTCCGATTGTCCACTTTAAGAACGAGCCGGAAGAATCGGAGCTGTATGGATGCAGCGAACTGGAGCCGATTGAGCCTTACATGAAGGCGTATCATGATGTAATGATCCATGCCCTCCAGGGTTCAAAAATGCACTCTGTCCCCAGGCTGAAGTTCCTGCTGAATAACGTGGAGAAGTTCCTGGAGAACAACTTCCCGGAGGCCCTTCAGGCGTTCCGGCAGGGTCAGCCAGCAAACATCAATCTGACTGGTCACGAGCTGCTCATATTCCAGGAAGGGGAGAACGCGGAATTCATCGAGGTCCGATCTTCCATCGGGGATGCTGAGGCCCTGTTAAAGTTCCTGTTCTACTGCATCGTAGATACATCGGAAGTGCCTGAATTCGCGTTCGGGGTTCATACCCCATCCAGCCATGCCAGTGTCAAGGAACAGATGCCCCTCCTCATCCGGAGGGTGGCTCGTAAACGGGAACAGGTTACGGAAAGTTGGCAGCTTCTAGCCAGGATGGTTTTGATCATGAACAGTATTGCAAATGGTAAGAAGTTTGAGAGCTATGATGTGGAAATCGAGTGGGATGCCGTGGTAGAGCGGGATGAGAAGGAATACGCAGAGACCATCAATACCCTGGTGAATGCCCTCAGTACTGCCTTGCTGAATGGTTTAATTAGCCTTGATGCTGCTGTCGACCTGCTACAGCAATATATTGTAACTATGCAGGAGTATGCTTCTGATGATCCAGAACTACCTGGGGAAAGGGAGCGTATAATCAAGTCCTGGATTATGAGACGTAGGCTAGAGGATGCTGAAGGTTTGAAGGACCAGCTTGAGGAGATTGACAAGGAGCTGGAAGACCAGACCCAGCAGGGGGATTAGGGGATGAAATCGAAAGTCCCGAGTGAGGTTGAACAAATCAAGGCTGCCGCTGGGGAGTATCGTAAATGGGCGTTGGAGGCCAGGAAAAAATACATAGAGCTTCGGCTCCTACAAGACCCGGAAATCCGTAAACTCTATGAACAGGCTGCGGACAAGGTGGCCAGGGAGTTGCGGGATCTTGCTGGTCCTTCTGGCCAGTTACGTAGACGACAGTTAGAAACTTTGGAGAAAATACTGCGGGCGGAGGCTGATTCCTTCACTAACAAATTTAGTTCCGCATTAGGGCAATACATTTACCAGGCTTCTGATGCTGGAGTGGGGTATAGTCGGGCAGTGCTTCTGAATGTGTTCGGAAGAGCTGGGGTAAATATTACTGGCTTGAAGACCTTCTATTCCATGGTGAATCGCCAGGCAGTAGAAGCCTGTTGGGCCAGGACGAAGGGGGGCCTTTTTCTATCAGATCGTATCTGGCAGCAGGGGGTAAACCTCCGGAGCGCCATGCGGGATGTAATTCAGACATCCGTCGCCACCGGGATGGATGCTAAAAGGGTTGCCAGGATATTGCAAAGGTATGTCCGGGAAGGCAAACAAACTTTGGCAAAAGACTACCCCAACATGATGAAACGAATGGGGAGCAGGATCCCTGGGGACATGTGCTATGAGGCCCTACGTCTGGCCCGGACCGAGATGACGGCGGCCTTCGGGGGAGGCACTATAGCAGCGGCCTGGGCAAGTCCCAGCTACCAAGGGATGAAGTGGGTGCTTTCTAATACCCACCCGGTAACCGATATCTGTGATGAGCTGGCTGCAGCGGACTTGTATGGGCTGGGAGCCGGGGTTTATTCTCCAGGGGAAGAGCCGCCTATGCCCGCACATCCCAACTGCCTCTGTACCCTGGTCCCGATACACGAACCCCCGGACCAGTTCTTGAATCGGTTGAAGAAGTGGCGGGATGATCCGGAAAGTGACCCGGAGTTAGAGAAGTGGTATCAGGAGTTGTCGGGGCGATAAGGGAAGACCTGTAATTCCATAGAAAAGGGGTATTTTTATGGAGAAACCAATCAAGGACCAGAAGATTCAGGTGAAGCAGCCTCCTCCTTTCAGAAGAATAGAGGTCCACTCCGGGCATCAAAAGCTCATGGTCCGGGATTTAAAAACTGGGCAATATGTTGGTAAGAGGTAAGCTGAGACATACCTTGAGGAGGAGGTGAAAAAGTGCTGAAAAAGTTCATAGTTATCAAAACCGAGAGCAGTGCTTATTGGGGGGACGTGGACAAGTCCCGAATCTGGTCTATGCTCAAGAAAGGATTGGAGGAAGGGGTGGAAGGGGCTGTTGCGGCTGTTAAGGAGGTATATGCCGCGATTAAGACCTCCATCAATAAGGAGCTAACTCAAGCAGACTGTTGGGGGCCCCACCACGAGATTCGGGACGACGGTAGCATCGTCCTGAACCGGGCCGGTCTTATCGCTGCAGCAGCGGCCTTGTCAGGAGCCCGGAGTGAGCCTGATTTATCCCCAGCTCAGAAAAGCCAGGCAGCCAGGCACTTGTTAAGGCATTACCGGGAGCTGGAGCTGGAACCGCCGGAGTCCCTGATAGGATCTATCGGGGAAATGTGTGCTCTCCAGGCACTCATCTGTGGGGAAATGGATGTGGATGATATCCCTCTTGCCCCTTGGGTGGACTTGAACTCCATAAAGGCTGGGGATGATTCCCCGATGGAGGTCGTGGTGGAAGTCCCGGCTGGTAAGAGTAAGCGGGGATGGAATTATCGACCTGAGGCTCTCCAAAAGATTATTGGGGAGGTAATGAATCAAGGGTTACCTGGCTTTCTGGGCCACCAGAAGCCGGATGAGGTTGGTACCCAGTTCCCTACCCCCGTCACCCATTGGGTTGGCGCTAAGTGGGAGAATGGAAGGGCATATTTTCGAGGGGTGATCGATAAGGCTGCTGCCGACCTGAAGCGCTGGATCAAGGCCCGTACCATCCGCCAGGTGAGTATTTTTGGGATACCAAAGCTTCAGCGGGTGAATGGGGAATACAACGTAGTGGATTACAAGCCGTTATCCATCGACTGGACCCCACTGAATCGCTCCGGGATGCCTACATTCGTGGTGGCTATCGGGGAGATGCCGGAGCTGGATGAGATTATTAAAAACGGAGGTGTTATAGCAGAAATGTCTTGGAAGGAATATGTTTCTAAACTTAAAGCAATGCTACAAAGCGGTGAAGTGACGGTGCAACAAATCTGTGGTGAGATGGGATGGACAGCGGAACAATTGGCTAAGATCCTTGACCCTGACTGGGTGAACAAGGTCACCGGGGAAATGTCTACGATGGAGGAAATTAGGAAAACGGTCTCTGGGGACAAGCCGGTTGAAGTGATTGCGGGAGCCTTTGAGACCCTGGATAAGGTAAGGCATGCCCTGGATATCTCCGGGGAAATGGATGTAGTTAAGGCTGCTGAGGATGCCAAAAAGGCCCTCGACGAGAAGGCCCGGGCGGACTGGGAAAAGACGATGAATGAGGTTATCAAGGAGAAGGTTGCCGGGGAAATGGCCCAGGCGCTGGTCAAGAAGATGCTCCAGGTTCCGGAAGATGCTACTAAGGAAGTTATTGCTGGCGAGATTGACAAACTGCTGGCGGATGAAACCATCAAGACCGCCATCAGCAGGTTCCACACGGATTTCCCGCCAGTCGTCGGGGGTTATAGCGGTAGTGGCTCCGGCGTGGTGAAGAAGCGGACATCTAGCATCTAACAAAAGCAAACAAAGGCTTATGGCCTTAATTTAATGTGGAGGTGTATTAAATTGGCTTGGACTGGACAACCTACTCCCGCAACTGCTGTATATCTTGGTTACGGGAAAATCTCTGACGGAAAATCGATTAAGGTGACTGTGCCGGAGAGCACCACCATTACTGCTGGCAAATTCTATCTCCTGGACGGCTTTTTGGGGGTTGCGATGGAGAGTGTTACCACCGGTGAAGGGGGAACTTCTGAGGTGACACTTTCTATTGAGAATGCCGAGTATGAAACCAACCAAATCAATACTGAGGAGGCTTTCACCAAAGGGGCGGATGTCTATTGGGACAGCACCAACAAGCGCCTGACCACCACTGCTACGGCTCTTTATGCAGGCCAGGTGACCTCTGCAAAAGATAGCAACAACGTGATCTGGTTTAAGCTAGCCCCGCGGGTAATCACAAACGCGGATGCCCTGGCGAGCTTCTTGCGTAACAGTGTTCAAGCCGGGCTTCTGGCCGGAGCCCCAACTGCCGCATCTACCCATGCCGACGGTGGCGCCTATGACTTCAATGTCGACATTGAGCCCGGCCTAGTGAAGGTAAACAATGTTCTGAAAGAGTTTGCCGCTCAGGTTGACTTCGACATTGATAATGGGGCGGAGAGCCCACTCAGCGCGGCCAAACCGGACATTATCTACACTGTTGTAGCCGCTGAGGCTAATGGCGTTGTAACTATGGTTCCGGTAGCCGGGGCCGCTGCCGCTGCTGATGCCGCCGCCGCACCAACCACTGCCGCCATCACTGCCGCGGTAGGGCACGCCAACTGGATCAGGCTGTTTAATACCAGGCTACACCGCACTGCCGCCGACGCCTGCACCCAGACCTATGACAACAGCGTCCGCCCGAGCTACTAGCCCTAAACCAAACTTTGGAGGTGTATAAAAATTGTCCTTGAATATTGTATCAATCGAATCCATGCGGGAAAAACGCCGCCAAGGCACCTTTAACACGAAGGTGCCTTTTGTTGTGAACGGCAAAGTTTACGAAGTCGATAAGAAGATCGTCAACGGCGAGATGGAGACCCTTGAGCTTATCAAGCCCATCGGTGAAATGCTCACCAGCGGATCGCTTGCCCAGTATACCGAACTGCTCCGGAAAGTCGTCTTAGACGTTGAACTTGGCCGCGAGCAGGTACCCGTGATCTACGGCCCGATCTACGAAAAACTCTCCGACCCTAACATGCCCAAGCTGATTGATGCGAAGTGGGCCTTGTACGGAACTGTGGTATTCACTGAACATCTTGAAGGCGAGGAAGTCAAGTTCGGTAGGTTGGCAGTTGAATATGGACCAACTGCAAGAATCTTGACCTTTGCTGCGGGTTTTGAATACACCAAGGAAATGAAAGACTTCAACGATTCTTTCTCCCTGGAGATCCTCAACCGTAGCACAGGCGAAGCCTGGAACGCACTCCTGAACCACATTCACCTGAACCCGATCCTCAGCCATTCCTATGATGCGAGCAATCAAACCGATTGGCAGGGAGATACTGGGGACGACCTCTGGGTCGGCTACTGGAAGACCTTGTCACAAGCGGTGAACGACGCTAATGTCGCTAAGCGTCCCGGCAACATCCTGCTGGCCAGCGCCCAGAACAGGGCCAATATCGAGATGGCACTGAAGGGTGGGTTCATGATCAAGGGAACCACCTACCCGGCGGTGGATGGCATCGACACCGTGATCTACTACGACGGCTGGAGCGTCCAGGTTGGGAAGAGGTCCTACTCATACTCTGGTGTGAATGCTGGGAAAGCATACCTGATCCGGCCGAGGCGTGGATTCAAAGAGCTCGTCAAGCAAGACCTGCGCATTGAAGCCTCTGCCGCCGACCTGTCCCGGTTAATCGAAGCGCAAATTGTGGGCTACGGCTATCGTGGTGTTTACGCTGCAGTAACGGAGAATGTCCAGGAAATTGACCTTACTCCAGATGAATAAACGGGGTGTTATCTATGACACCGACTAACGAGTTGAGAGAAGAACTGCGGGAGATGCTGGCTGAAACCATCCCACCCGGGGGGATCGACAGTGATACTCTTTTTACTGAAGAGCAGATTAATAGCCTGTTGGTTAAGTCTGTAAATGTGTATATGGCGGCCTCTAAAGGCTGGGAGCGGAAAGCGGATCTGCTCCTTGCGAAGAACAATGGGCTTGAGAGCTACTCTATCGGTATGGAGAAGTACACTTTCACCAGCCTTGAGGCCGCACTTAAATTCTGCCAGAGTAGGGCAGAGTATTACTCAAAACTTGCCGGGGCGGGCAGCAGGGTTATAAAAGTGCGTCCGCCCCGAGTTTTATAAGGAGGCACGAACGATAATGACTATTACCACCACCCAAAGGCACACACCAGCCGAATCGGTAAATGAGCGCACCAGCGGACGCAGAATAGACGCAGTACAACAATTCGCATCTTTCCGTATCACCGAAACCGGAAACACGGACGCAGCCGGGAAGTTCACCATAACCCATACCCCAATCGGCTCGCTGGCTCGGCAATTCGACACCCTGAGCAGGATTAACAGAGAGCCCGATTTGGTAGCGTTGACTGCCAATGACCAAACTTTGTATACCGGGGGGTTTGACCAGGACAACAAGACGATTGAACTATATACTGACGTGGCTAAAACAACCCCCGCCGAAAATCTGGTAGGGGTTAAGGTAAGCTACTGGTACTACGCGCCAATAAAAGGGACCCTGAATGATGACGGGACGTTTACCCCGGAGGCAATTATCACCCCTGTAGACTCTGATGGGAACGAAAAGTTCACCGATGCCAACCCAGGAGCTGTTCAACTATCGGGAAGTAATATTCGACAAGCCGTAGCCATAACCCCCGATGATGACAACGACCTGACAGATGTAGTATACTCCCTCACCTGTGCGGCAGACGGCGTCGCTTACGTTGATTTTGTGGACGGAGGGCAAAACATCCCCATTAACCTAATCTCCGGCTACTGGAGTCCAATCGTGGTAAAAGAGTGAGAGCCACAAATACAACGGCAACGGGGATTGTGGGGCAGGTAGCATGATTGGAGTAGGTATACCTTTTAAAAGGCCGCCATTGGGCATTGTAAAAAATGGGTTAGTGGCGATGTATATGCCTTATAAGCAATACGCGGAAGGGAAAACAGGGCAGACGCTTTACAACGAGAAAAAAGATTACCTGCCGGTTACAAACATGGTGGCGAATGGGGACTTTAGCCAGGGAACGAGTGGCTGGACACTTGGAGGAGGTGTAACGGTAAGCGATAAAAAACTTGTATTTAATGTTGGAGCCGTACCCTCTATAAAAAGTTTTACACAAGTAGATATTATAGTTGGGCACAAATACTATTTTGCATTCGAATTAATAGAAAATACGGAAGGGGTATTGTTTTTAGGCTCAGATGGCTTTACATCAACCTACGTCCCCATAGTGAATAATACAAATACATTGGGCAGAAATTCTTTAATAGTCGAGGCTGCATATAAACATAATTTATACTTAACCACTCAACAATATATTGGCTTTATAGGCAAATTGACTAATATTGCACTAATTGACCTCACCGCAACATTTGGCGCAGGCAACGAACCCACGCTTGAACAATGCGACGTGATATTCCCCGATTGGTTCGATGGCACTCAAAACATGCTGTTACCGTTAACCAATGGCAGATTAGGCAGTTCAAGCGATCCCGACACCAATGATCCCACATTCAAAGGGCAGGGCTTAACGTTTGATGGGGATGACTTCGTTGCTATTCCTGGAGTAACCTTATCTAAGGGAGTCACCTTCGTAAGCATCTTTACGCCAGACAACATATCCGGCACTAGGGTTCATTTAGGCTCAAATCAGCATACTTACGATGGGATCTCATCCAGTAAAATCAGGGCAAGCGAATCCTACAATAATGTTCAATGCATTGTAGCAAGTAGTATGACTCTTGAGGACGACAAACCTTATTTTATGACAAGCAGAAGGAGTTACGGCTTATTTGATATAACCGTGAACGGGATCAAGGATAGTTACCCGACCCCCGACGATATTGCGTATAATCCAGGAAATTATTCAATACGAAGTTTAGGTTGTTATACACCTGGATCCGCATGTTTCAGCGGCAATTTGTCCTTTGCCGCAATTTACGACCGCATCTTAACCGATGCTGAAATCGAACGCAATTACCGTGTTTTAAAACGTGAAATGGCGAAAGTGGGTGTGAACATATGATTGCTATATTCCCGGAAAAAATTGAATACATTTTGTGTCCCTGGCTAAAGGACATGCCCGACCCCGGCAAGTTTAAAATTGACGTCACTCTGCCGAGCGGTGTGCTTTTAGGGATACCTAGCCCCGCGCCGGATGGAGCTAAGGTGTACATCCACGATTTTTCGGACAATGACATGGCTTACCTACGGGAATTGGAGGGGGTCGTGTCGGAGAAAATACCGGAGAATTGGGAGTTTGTAGAAGATCGCTACAAGATCATCGAAAAAGACAAGGGATAATCTTAAACTATCGAAGTAGCGATAGTTAATGTTTTCGCCCCCTCATTAGAACAAAAGTTTGTGTTTGACGTACACAAAAGACGCATGATATGGTAAAATATAAGCAGGCTAGTCCGGATTAGCTACCCGGATGAAAGGCGCACCTGGAGGCGCTGCCTGCTTCTACTAACTCCAGGGTCAAAAATACTTCACTCCAGGGAGGTATCATATCATGCGTCTCACTAAAGCGTGGGAAGCCTACGCTGCTGATAAGCGGTTGCTTGGTTATTCCCAGTACACTCTGAAGGCTTACAAAATCCAATCCAACTTGTTGGTTAGACATCTTGGTGATATCGACATTAATGATGTCACTCTGTTTGTGCTTAAACAATACCTTGCTAACCAAACACACTTGAAGCCAGCCAGTCTTGGCCACCGGGTGCGGTTTCTCAAGTCACTATTCCGGTGGGCTCAGGATGAAGGTGTAATCACAGCCAACCCGGCTGCCAAATTGCGAGAACCAAAGATGGGCAACCGGGTACCAAAACCATTGCCAGAAGAAGATTTGGAAAGCTTGGGGATATACTGCCAGACGCCCAGGGAGCATGCTCTGGTAGCTTTTATATTCAGCACGGGGTGCCGAATTGGCGAAATACACAAAATTAATCGGGGAGATATTGACTGGGAAACCAGGGCGGTTATTGTTTTGGGTAAGGGAGACAAAGAACGCGAGTGTTACTTTTCTACACGGGCAGGTATTTGGCTTAAAAAATACCTAAAATCCCGGAAAGATGTTCACGAAGCGCTTTTTGTCACCGAGCGGCGTCCATATCGCCGGTTAAGCATAGCACAACTTAGAAATATTATTAAGGTGGTTGCGCGTAGAGCAGGAATACAAACAAGTGTTTATCCGCATAGACTGCGTCATTCATATGCGTGCCATCTGCTTGAAAACGGCGCCCCTCTTGAGCTCATACAGACGCTCATGGGACACGCTAAAATGGAGACAACACGTCTCTATGCCACCCTTTCAGGGGCGCGACGACGCGAAATGTATAAAAGATATTTTTAGTCAACACTGTCCATTACGGGCGGTTTTTTTTGATAAAAACAAGGGCGGGTGATGTTATGTCACTCCTTGAAACACGCCGCAGGATGCTAACCTTCTCTATCCAACAGAACCCTACTACAATAACAATCAACCGCACCGAGAAGGTTCGCCAGGGCGGAGGGTTCTCCGAAAGCAAGACAACACTCGACCCTATCACCGTGCGGATATTTCAGCAGAAGGATAACATAGTAAGGGTAATCAGCGACGTGTCAGGACTCAAAGAGAAGGTCACCGACTTTGGGATGCTGGCCGACCACAACGCCGATATCCGGGACGGCCCCAATGTCCGGGATGAATTCGATGTCCCCGGCCTGGGCCACTTTGTTGTGGCGAGTGTTACGAGGATGCTGCAGAGTGGGGAAGTTGTGGGTTATCAAGTAGATTTGGAGAGGGAGAGTTAAGTGAAAATACCGGAAACCGTTGTAGTTGGCCCGTTTATCTACAAGGTGAGCCTGGTCGATATTGTTAACCGCGAAAAGCCTGACTTAATAGGCGAGGCGGTCCACTGCAGCGATAAGGAAATTAGATTACAAAAAGACCTTGACCAGGACAAGCTGGAGTCCGTTTTCATCCATGAGTTATTACATTGTATGGATGTTTTTATGCGCCTTGGACTCAGCGAGGAACAAGTTGAAAGGCTTGAAGGCGCGGTCTACATGGTGCTGAAGCAAAACAACCTGCTCCGGGAAGGGTGATGCCTCGTGTCTCCGACTACCAAAGTGAAGGATCATATCGAGAGGAAAAAGGCGGGTCTGCATGCACTGCTGCTTAACTGGGCTGGTCATCTGGAGAGGGAGGCGAAGCTAGGGGCAAGCTGGCGGGATAGGACGGCCCATGCTCGGCAATCCCTCCACTCTGGGGTTGATCGTAGTGGTGACAGCACCCTTCTGCTGTACTTGTCCCACGGGGTCGAGTACGGGATATTCTTGGAGGAAGGGACCCCACCCCATATCATCAAGCCGAAAAATAAGAAGGCTCTTTACTGGCCTGGGGCTCGTCACCCGGTGAAGCAGGTCAGGCATCCAGGCTCCCGGCCCTACGCTATTATAGGCCCCACCCTGGAAAAGAGCTTGCCGAAAATTAAAAAATCTGTATTGGATTGGTGGACTAAATGAGAGAAGCGATAAGGGAGGCTCTCACAGCGATTGCGGAAGTTGGGGAACGTGTTTTTGAACCCCATGTTGCGGGAGCTGACGCCGAGAAGCCCTATATTGTTATCAGCATGGGGCAAGACGTTGATGAGAGTGATTGGGCTGGATTCCGGCGGGGTATTGAAATTTGGCCCAACGTGGCCCGGACGAGCTTTGTTAACGTGGATTCCTTGGCTCAAAGTATCATCGAAACCCTTTCGGAACCCCTCACCGCCGAATCTGGGGGAACCTTCTCCTGTATCTATGAGGGGGTCGTCGGAGATGACGTAGTGGATGTGGAGTGGGACATCATCACCAGAGGTTTGCGTTTTACTGTCCTGGCATTACACCCCATACCTGTTACAGAAAAGGCTCCTGAAGATCCCTGGCTTACTGCCTTGGCAAGCTGGACGGAGGGCCTTCTGGATAACTGGACGGTCTACACAAATAAATGGCCCTTGGGATACCAGAAGCCTTGCATCCTATGGCGGGAGGCTGGGGAGGAAATCCAAGACCTTAACCGGGCTGTCTGCAAGGAAACCAAGACCTTAATCTGCCATGTTTTGGGCGATACTCCAAACGGGCAGCTGAAAGGCGCTCAATCCATCGTTGCTGGCTTGTGGGATGCGTTTAAAATTGAGTTTAGCGAGAACGAGAACGAGGGACCGGGAGAAGAGGAAGAACCTCCCATCGAACCACCTAACGGGGATGAAGAGGAACCTGTGGAGGAAGGCGAACCACCTAACGGGGATGAAGAGGAACCTGTGGAGGAAGGAGATGAAACCCCCGATGAGAAGGAAAAGCGGCCCCGCTACCTGACGGTGGAAAGAGTAAAAGCAAACTTCCAGGCAGATGCGCTTACGGCAGGGCAGGTAACAGCGGTACTGAGCAGGGTTGTTATGAGGAAGTTCACTTCTGCTCCATTAATGCAGGAGGTCGCTTTTAAACTTAAGAAAAAGAAAGGGTAGGTGATAAGTTTGACAGAGGAAACCAAATACCCACTCAACGAACTTCTAGCCCAGTCCCAAGAAATATTCGGGGTGAAGCGGGAGGTCGTTGTAGGGGCGCTCCACGGGATTGAAGTGACCAACAACGAGTTCGCTGTGGACGAAGTAAAGGCGTACATTAAAGAGTTCTTGAGAAGGAAGGTGAGATAATTGGCAGGCGGAACTTGGGATATCTTAGACTTACCGAAAATACCTGGTTTGTACATGAACTTCCGGGCGGCAGCCTTGGCCGCCATCCAGCCCGGAGCTCGCGGTGTCGTTATGGTGCCGGTGAAGGCTCACTGGGGACCAATAGAAACTTTTACGACCATTACTCGTGAATCTCAGGCTGCTGATTTATTTACCACAAACGATACTGAAGACGCCACGGCTTACAAAACCTTGCGATTTGCCTTAATGGGTGGGGCCAAAGAAGTTATTGCTTATCGGCTGGATAATGGAAATGCTGCAGCGGCTTCGTTAATATTGAGCGATACCGCAGAGCCGCCCGCGCCAGCGATACAAATCGAGGGGTATTACAAAGGTGAGCGCGGAAATGACTTTAAAATTACAGTCGCCGCAAACCCGGTTGATGGAACCAAGAAAGATATCAAACTCTATGAAGGAACCACGCTCAAAAAAGTGTTTACCTTCCCGAGTGGTACAATTGCTACAGCTGTTGCTGCTATCAACAACGATGGTCAAAGACTGATTAAAGCAAGCTTGTTATCAGAAGGGAATGGTATTCTGGCTGATGTGACTTCCCAGCCTTTGGAAGACGGTGATTCTGGGATTGAAGAAATCGCTAACCAGAAGTATCTTGATGCTTTTGAAGCGATGGAGGCGCAGAAGTTTAACGTGGTAACGCTTGATGGGGTAACTGATGCTGGTTTACAAGCATCTTTCAAAGCCTGGGTTCAGCGTCTACGTTCGGAAGGGACTCACATTATCGGGGTTATTGGGGGCAGTGCTACAGTCGATAAGGCTGCGGATGCGGTTGACCAAGCAGTGGCTAGGAGTTCGGCGTCTAACTATGAGGGTATCGTAAACGTCGGTTGTGGAGGCTATCTTGGTGGTGTGGAATATAGCTCTGCTGAAGTGGCGGCCTGGGTTGCCGGCTTGATTGCGGGACAAAAGCTCAAGGAATCCACCACCTATGCATCTGCCCCGTTTAGTGATGTGAATCGCAGGTGGACCAAGACGGAAATGAAGACGGCGGTGGAAAATGGGGTGTTTCTGCTAATCCATGACGGCTTGATTGTGAAGGTTCTGAAGGGCATCAACTCTTTGGTGACTTTACGTCAAGATCAGAACAACGCCTTCAAGAAAATCCGGGGCATCCGGGTCATGGATGCGATTGCTGAGGATCTCCAGAGGACGGCGGAGGCCAATTACATCGGTAAGGTTAACAACACCGAAGAGGGCCGCCTGGCGCTGATTGGGGCCTGTATGCAATATATGGCTACGCTGGCCAAAGGTGAAGTTATCGAGAATACTGGCTACTTCGTACAGCTTGACCCGGATTACTATGGGGAAGGTGCGACCATGACGCCGGAGGCAGATCAGGTGTTCCTAAATTACGGAGCACGTCTGACCGACGTGATGGAAAATATCTTCGGAAACTTCTACGTGTTATAGGGGGGT